CAACTGGTCCCACTGGAACTACAGGGCCTACCGGTCCTAGTGGCCCCACTGGGCATACAGGCGCTAGCCTCACAGGCACAACTGGAACAACTGGTCCTGTGGGCCCCACAGGTAATACAGGAACTACTGGACCTGCAGGGCCTAGCAATGTAATCAATGCTACTGATACAACAATCAATGCCACATACTACCCATTATTTGTATCAGCAGCAAACGTAGATGATACTCCACGTATCCGAAGCACAGCAACCGCGTTCACATTCAATCCTGGAACTGGTGAGGTAAGTGCTGTGGATTTCAACAGCCTGAGTGATCAAACATTGAAGACAAACATAGTTGAGGTTTCTGATTCTTGGAGCATTTTGTCACAACTGAAGCCAGTGAGCTTTGACTGGTTACATACCAACAAAAGCAGTTTTGGTTTTGTTGCGCAGGAAGTGGAACAAATACTGCCTAGCATAATAAGCAACACAAGCCAAGGCAAAACTGTTGCGTATCTACAGCTGATTCCACTTTTGGTCAAGCATCTGCAGGATCAAACACATCAAGTGGCACAGCTACAAAACGTAATAGACTCTTTGAGGAAAACACTAGCAGGCGACTGATCTCAGTCGCCTGCTGGATATTGATTTTCCTGTTGAAAACAACTATCTCATACTATGAGATATAGTATCGTTGTGCCCACTTACAATCACTGTGACGACCTGCTGAAACCTTGCCTAGAGTCAATTTTCAAATACTCGCACATGCGAGATATTGAATTGATTATTTCAGCCAATGGATGTGTTGATAACACCAAATCATACTTGGCAGAATTACAAAACCACTTTCAAACCTTGGGCATGGAAGATCATTTCAAAATTGTGTGGAGTGACGCCCCTTTGGGGTTTTCCCGAGCCACAAATGCAGGGATTAAAGCAGCAACATGCGATTTAGTTGTTTTGTTCAGTAATGATGTTACATTACTAAGCCAAAACAAAGGAGTTTGGTTGGCTAGACTGGCAGCAGCTTTTGACGCTCACGAAGATTGTGGTATTTCTTGTACAAACAAAATGTATAGCGAGCATGCAGGCAGAGAGTTTGCCATTTTTTTCTGCGTTATGATTCACAAAAAGGTTTTTGAGAAAATTGGTTTACTGAATGAAGATTACGGTGTAGGCAGTGGTGAAGACATTGAATTCTCAATTGAAACAGAAAATGCAGGGTTCAAAGTAATTGAAGTGGCTGACAACACTATGGATCATAATTTGAAAATGTGGATAAGTGATTTTCCGTTGTATCACAAAGGTGAAGGCACAGTTCATGATCCAAGATTAGTGCCAGACTGGACCAACATTTTCACCCGGAACATGCTGAAAGTAGCCCAAAAATACAATCCCACATGGATTCAAACCAATAAGGGACAGTTTCCTTGGCAACTTGTGCAAGAAACTCTACCAAAGTTTCACAAAGCAATCAACCAACTGCAAACCAAAAACAATGTGTTGTTTGAGGAAATATTTAAAATCAATTGCTATAATGTAAATCAAAATGAGTTTGATGGTGCAACAGTTGTGGACATTGGTGCACATATGGGCACATTCAGCGTGTTCAGCTTAGTTCATGGGGCCAGGAGCGTGTTGGCTGTGGAGGCCAATCCAGTAGTGTATGACACTCACCTAAAAAGTGTAGCAAGCAGCTTGCCAGAAATAACCTTAGTGAACACAGCAGTAACAGATCAAGATGATCTACTGGTGAGTATTTTGAATGATGATGTCAACAGTCAACTTCAACCTTATAATCCTAAAAATCTCTCTGTCAAAACAATTTCTTTGGAGAGACTGTTAGCACAACACGATGTTCAAGGCAGTGAATTGATTTTGAAACTGGATATTGAGGGGCATGAGTTCAATGTGTTGCTGAATACTCCGATTGCAGTTTTGAATAGATTCAAAACAATTTTTGTGGAAGTGCACAACAACATGAATTCCAATCCCAGTTTCCAGGATATCAAAAAAATTGCGGAACATTTGGAAAACAATGGGTTCAAAAAAACATTTGAAATACCTTTGCTTTGGTTTGGCATAGATGGCACAGTAACACAAACTGGAGTATGGAATGAGAAATACGAAAGATTACCAGTATGAAAAAAGGAGTCTTGTGCAGCATCACCACCAAAGGGCGATATCACAGCACACTTGCCATGAGCATCATGAGTGTGGCAACACAAACAGAATTGCCAAATCACTTGGTTATCTTTGACGATAATGATCCTGTTGAAGACATAAGAGAAATCCCCACTCTGCGTCATGTTCTGTGCATCTTAGAAGAAAAAAAGCTGTCTTGGGAAGTGATTTTTGGAAGAAAACAAGGACCACATCACAATCATCAGATTGCAAACAGGATGGGATTTGAATGGGTCTGGCGACTGGATGACGACACAGTAGCTGAAGCCAATGCATTGAAAATCTTGAAAACTCATTTGGCTAGTGATGTGGGTGCGGTGGGTGGCAGTGTGCTTACACCTCCATTTTTGAAAAACACAAATGCCACAGGCCTTATCGACAAAGTGGAAGAACAAAGTATTCAATGGGATTATATCACTGAGAAAAAATCTGTAGACCATCTTCATTGCAGTTTTTTATACAGAGCAGGAATTCATGACTACAATTTGGCGTTAAGTCCTGTGGGATTCAGAGAAGAAACATTGTTCACATGGGGGCTGAAACAAAAGGGTTATCAAATCTTCATTGTGCCCAATGTTGTGACCTGGCATTTGAAAAACCCTGTTGGTGGAATCAGGCAACATGAGGCGCTGATGTATCAGAAAGATGACGCCATATTCAGGAATCATTTGCATTATAGAGACAACACTATTGTTGTGCTTGACTGTGGTATGGGCGATCATGTTGTTTTTCAAAAAGTTCTTCCTTGGATAAAAAATCCAGTGGTGTTTTCCTGTTACCCAGATCTTGTTCCAGGTCGCAGCATTGGTGAAGCCCAACATCTATTTGGTGATATCAGTTATTTCAATGTGTATCAAAAAATGGAACAATGGGAGTGGAAAGACAGTTTGGAAAATGCCTACCGCAAGCTATATGGAGTTGACAAATGATTCTCATTGCGCCTTGGAGCAAGCAATTACGTAATGGCAGCCCTAACCCTAAAAATTATCCTCACTGGCATGATCTTGTCAAACTTTTGCCGTCGCCAGTTGTTCAAGTGGGCGTTGATGGGGAACTACAATTGGTGGAAGATTTCCGCAAGAATTTAAATTTGAAAGATCTAGCTCAAATAATTCAATCATGCAGCACTTGGATATCGGTTGACACATTTTTTCAACACTATGCCTGGAGTTTGGGAAAAAAAGGTGTAGTGATCTGGGGCCAAAGTGATCCCAAAATTTATGGACATGAAGAGAACATCAATCTTCTATTGGATCGGAGCTACCTTACACCCAATCAATTTTTGATGTGGGAAATGATTCCTTACCGAGATGATTGTTGGGTTGATCCCAAGACAGTTTTACAGCATGTTTTGAAGTTGGTGTAGCTAACAGAGCCAACCTTGGATAAATATGAGATAAGTTTTGTCTTAGGAACAAGAGTCAATGGCCAATACATCTCCAAAAATATTCAATCAATTACGTCCTGTCTCTGTTACACCAGTTCAGTTATATAATGTACCAGCACAACGTCAGGCACAGGTAACAATCTTTGTGGCAAATCAAGGTGGTGCAAGTGAATTTTTTAGGATAGCATTGGTACCTGATGGCCAAAGTTTAACTACAGCAAGATACATTGCTTTTGATACACCTTTGATTGGTAACGGTATATTTGCTGTAACAGGCATTGGTTTAGACTCTGGAGATAGTATTTTTGTCAAAAGTGCAAATGGCAATTTAAGTTTTACTGCCACTGGAATTGAATTTAGCCCGTGATCTGCACACTATACGGTAGCTTCCACAATGTTATTTTCAAATGTGTGAGATAATACCATTTCCCAATAATAAATCCATTAAAGTCAACAATCAGTTTGCAGTGGAACAAATTGAACCCACTGGCTATATTCCCGTTAAAAAAATTGACTTCACTTGCCCTTCGTGCCAAACTCAAACAAGTTTTTCGTTTAACAATATTATTTTTCGTAACTTGCAGTTTTATTGCAGCAAGTGTGGTGCCGGCTGGAAAGTAACAAATAAATTGTTTGCTACTGCTATTGACAAAGACAACAAAGCAAGAAATTATGACACATCCTCTGATAAATGACCTCGGTTCTGTTTCTTTCGAAGAGCTGGAAAAACGAAAAAGCAATATTTTGGGCAGAATGCAACGCTTGAGAAGCTGGGGACAAACCAGTAGTTTGATGTGGGACCAGTTTCAAAGCATTCTTGAAAGTTTGGAACTGGAGATGGAACAACGTCTGCATAAAGAAGACAGTGCCAAAGATGCATCAAAACATGTAATAGTGAATACTGACCCTCTTGAAGAAGAGTTAGATGATTTGGCCAAACAAAAGCGCGGACCCAAACAATATACTATACTGTAATTATGACAGACGATCTTGTGGTTTTTGACCAAGAAGGAACTCCTTTTGTGAGCAAACAGGGAATAGTGGAATTGGCATACCAAAACAAACTGGACAACATTTTTGAGTGGCAGGATTCGCCAGCCAAGCTGGCTTTCTTGCAGCAATGTGAAAAATTGGATTCATGGCCTATTCCCAATCATAAAATTGACCCTCAAAACAGAGACTGGTTTACGCCTCAAGAATACAAAAACATTGATTTAAAAAACTATTGTTTGACACGATGCACAAATAGAGAACAAGAACAACGAGCTCTTTTGGAACTGGCAATTATTACAAGGCTCCAAGCTGAACCAATTTTCCAACATCTGATTTATCTTGTGGACACTTGGAGAAGTCAGGGGTTGGTTTGGGGTGTGGGACGAGGTAGTTCTGTAAGTTGCTTCGTTTTGTTCCTTATTGGCGTCAATAAAATCAATCCACTAGACTATGATCTTGACTACCAAGAATTCTTCAAAATTAAATACGAACTTTGAAGTCAACAAGGAATTTATAATGGCTGGACATTTTCGACGTCAACACAGAAGCATGCGTGGAGAAATTATAGATTTTTCTGCACTGAGCTTACAAAACCAAAATCAAATTGCGCTAGGCAATGCTCGGATGAATGCCAAGGGTGATATTCTTGGAGAAGGAGGCATTGTTTTGAAAACACAAGAACAAGTTGAAGCAGAATGGGCTGCTGCAAGGGCAATGACGCAATCTTTCACCACTGATATCAAAAGCGAAGAACCTTTGTCACGAGCTGCTCCACCTCCAATGCCTACACCTAGGGCTGCTGCTATTCCTGATGTAGAGTTTCCCACCATCCAGGATCTTGTGGGCACAGGAGTAATAACACCTACACCCAAGAGAAAGATAGTTGATAAAGATGACTGATTTGGAACCATTTGATTGGCACACACAAGGAGAGATTCGGCCACTGCCATCTCGTGTGCTTGTGCATAACATGGAACATGGCGAGCGTCGCACGAAAGCAGGCATTATTATTGGGGATGACGACGGCAAAGATCGCGGAGTACGACCACGTTGGGCTACCGTTTATTCTGTAGGTAGTGAAGTATCCGATGTGAAAAAGGGCGACCGGGTTTTGATTTCGCATGGCCGCTGGAGTCGTGGTGTAAGTGTATCCCACCCCAACGGTGAAATCACAGTAGTGCGAATGGTTGAACCTGAAAGCATTCTCCTTGTAGAGGACTGTTGACACAGCCTTCTCCTCCCAGCAAACTCATCAAGTAAAACTGCATGAGGACTAGATGAGCAAGAAGCTTTGGGTTCAAAAATATCGACCAAACAGTCTCCAAGACTATGTTTGGAGCAACAGTGCACAAAAAGCTCAAGTTGAATCTTGGGTAGCTGAACGGCATTTGCCAAACTTGCTCCTAATTGGGCATCCAGGTATTGGTAAAACCGCACTGGCTATGATGCTGATGCAGGAGCTGGGCGTAGATAATTCAGATATCAAGTTTGTGAACGGAAGTACAACCAACGGTATTGACTTTGTTCGCGATCTTGAAAACTTTGTATCCACAATGCCCATGGGTGAGTTTCGTTATGTGATTATTGATGAGGCTGACGGTTTAACCGCAGCCGCTCAAAGCGGCTTACGTAATATGGTTGAAACCTACAGTGATGGAGCACGCTTTATCCTTACTGCCAATTATGGTCACAAAATCATTCCTGCGCTGAAAAGCAGGTGTCAAACATTTGAAATCCAAAGCCTTGAACGCGATCAGTTTGTGGAGCGCATTGCAACAGTTCTCATGAGTGAAGGCATTGATCTTACAGAACATAATTTTGAGATTCTGGATGATTATGTAAGTGCGTGCTATCCTGATCTTCGTAAGTGCATCAACATGCTGCAACAAAATTGCATCAATCAAACACTTACACGACCAGGTGAAGGTACAGCCAGTGCTACCAGTGACTATGTTGTGCAAGCTGTTGGGCTGTTCCGGGAGGGCAAAATTCTCGAAGCTCGGAAACTGCTGGCGCCCAAGCTACAAGGTGCCGAGTTCGAGGAAGCTTATCGGTTGCTTTATCAAAATCTCAATTGGTGGGGATCATCAGATAAGCAACAAAATGCTGCAATTGTGATCATTGCCAATCGGTTACGAGATCATGCAATGTGTGCTGATCCTGAGATCAATTTCAGTGCAGCACTGATTGAACTCAGCCAAATTGCCAGTGAAGGTTAAGCTCGCACAATAACATTCCAAGTTCCTACCAATGGTAGGAAACTTGCTAACACAATTGAACAACTGCTGGTGCTGGTTAGTGTTATGCTATCAGGTGATATTACCTCACTCAAATTGTTGCTCACTTGCACTAAAACAATTTTTTGTCCGAGGTTGTGTGTAACAGTAAGTGTTCCTGCTACTAAGTCAGCTGCCACAAAGCTTTGACGGAAAACCAACCCCACAGTGGGTATGATTACTGGGCTTGTTCCTGAATCCAAAAGAATTGGTCCAGCAATCACATCACCTGTTAACAAAATTGCCTTTGCTTGCAGATTCTCAATCTCTGTTTTGATTGTGGCAAAATTGTCTCTAAAGCCTTTGGAACTTTGATCAATACCAGGAACTGGAAAATTTGGATTTACTCTGCTGATAACTGCCATTAGGTTTCAACCTGTAATAGTGTAATTGTTACTGTGATTGCTGTGGAGCCACCACTCAAGTTGGTCACTGCTATGGGTATAAGTGTAGTGGCTGGCGATTCATTACTAAACCCAAATGGTGCTGGGCTTAACAATTTGGTTTCAGCACCAGAGGTTGTGATTTCAGTAATAACACCTCCGTAAGAAGGGGGAGGAGCAGGAAGCACTCTACTTGCATCAGCTGTGCGGGAGGCCACATCAGTGTAGATTCTTACCCAACAAGCGGCTGACACAGTTATTTTGTAAATCGCATACCCTTTGAAGCCAGTAAGGGAGTTGTTGCTGGTTGCATCATCAGCCAATACTGACGTTGTTACGCT